AATCCACTTGATGCTGAATTTCCAGGCCTAACAGAATATTTTATATACACTCCTAACTCATATCAGAAAAATCAATACGGATCTGTTGCTGTTTCTGGACAACAGAAAGACGCAGTTAAATTTGCAAGAGACGCAATTGCATATTGTACATCAGGTCTAGTAGATCGTAATAAACATACAGTTCTTTCTTATCTACAGAAGGCAATTAAATCATTGAATCAATTAAGAATGATTGAAGATTCACTGGTTATCTATCGTATGTCTCGTGCTCCAGAAAGAAGAATATTTTATATTGATGTTGGTAATCTACCAAAGGCAAAAGCAGAACAATATCTTCGTGAGGTAATGAATCGTTATCGTAATAAATTAACTTACGATGCCAATACTGGTGAGATTCGTGATGACAAGAAATATATGTCGATGATGGAAGATTTTTGGCTTCCTAGAAGAGAAGGTGGTCGTGGAACAGAAATTTCTACATTGCCTGGCGGACAAAACTTAGGAGAACTTACTGATGTAGAGTATTTTCAGAAGAAACTCTTCCGTTCTTTGAACGTTCCAGAGTCTCGTATGGCAGATAATAGTGGATTTAGTTTAGGTCGTTCATCAGAAATATTAAGAGATGAACTTAAATTTACTAAGTTTGTTGGAAGAATGAGAAAAAGATTTAGTGGACTTTTCCATGACATACTTAAAACTCAATTAATTCTTAAAAATGTTTGTACTCCCGAAGAATGGGAAAGAATGAGTGATCATATTCAATATGATTTCTTATATGATAACCATTTTGCTGAACTTAAGGATGCAGAATTAATGCAAGAAAGATTGGGACTTGTTGCAACTGCTGATCCTTACATTGGAAAATACTACTCTGTAGATTATGTTCGTCGTAAGATTTTACGTCAAACTGATGACGAAGTTAATGAACAGGATAAATTAATTGCTGCTGAGAAAGAGGCTGGACTTATTCCACCTACTGAACAAGAAATGCAAGTTGCACAAATGATGATGGATCAAGGTCAAGGTCAAAAAAGTGAAATAGAACCAGAAATTGATACATCTACTGTTGAAGCACCAGAATCGCCAGAAGTTCCCAAAGGTGGCGAGATATAAATAAAACATAGGTATAGGATTTTTATCTCATGGATGAATTAATGAATTTGATTATTGCGGATGAATCTCCGTCTGAAATCAGTGATTCAATAAAAAATCAATTATTTGCAAAGGCTGGTACAAGAGTCGATGCAGTCAAACCTGCTGTTTCAAATGCAATGTTAGGTTATGAAATTGAAACTGAAGAAGATGAAGCATCTGTAGGTGAACTTGATAATGCTGAAGAAACCGAAGAGGAAGAGTAAATGGCACATCAACCAGTAGGCGATTCACAAACACTTACTACAGGCACAGGATCAACTAGGGTTCAATTCACAGTTCAATCTGATACTGTTAGAGTTGTTCCAATAAGTCAGAATGTTCATGTAGCAATAGGCACTACTGCAACCGCAACTACATCTGATTATTTTGTTCCAGCTGGAACTTCAGCAACCTTGAACTTGGGTAGAGCCAGTTCAATTGGAATTGCTGGAATAACAAAAGGAGCTGCGACAGTTATTAAACTACCAGAGGGAATGGGTAATCCATTTAATATTGATGATGTGGTAACTGTTTCTGGTATCACTGGTGTTACAGGATTTAATACAACTGCAAAAGTTGTTTCAATTGAGGAACCAAGACTTCAAGGTGGTTCTGCAATTGGGGTGTTCAACACCAAATTAACGGTTGATCATGATAGTCGAGCTCTTAATTCAAATAATGCAGTGACAACCACAGGTCAATTAAGAAGAACTTTGACTGTTGCAGCTAGAACCGATTCTGGAGCGGGGAAAATGTATGTACAACAAGTTCAAATCTCAGGAGCACAATAATGAAACTTATCAGAGAAGAAATAGAACAGGTTGAAGTTATTGTTGAAAGTCGCAACGGTAAGAAGAATCTGTATATTGAAGGAGTATTCCTTCAAAGTGAAATGAAGAATCGTAATGGAAGAATGTATCCAAAACAAACGCTAATGCGTGAAGTTGGAAGATACAACGAAAACTTTGTTCAGAAAGGTAGAGCTCTTGGAGAATTGGGTCATCCAGATGGCCCGACTGTTAATCTTGACAGAGTTTCCCATAAAATTGTCTCCCTCAAAGAGAGTGGAAATAATTTTATAGGAAAAGCAAAGATTCTTAGTACCCCAATGGGTAAGATCGCATCTAATTTATTAGATGAAGGTGTTAAACTTGGTGTTTCATCAAGAGGTGTAGGATCTTTAAACAAAACAAACGAAGGATACAGTGTGGTAGGAGAAGATTTTACTCTTGCTACTGCTGCTGATATCGTTGCAGATCCTTCTGCTCCAGATGCATTTGTAGATGGAATTATGGAAGGAAAAGAGTGGGTTTGGGATGGAGGCATCATTCGTGAACGCCTTGCATCAAAGACTTACAAAACAATCAACACTCTAGTTGATCAAAACAAGTTAGACGAACAAAAATTGAACGTCTTTCAAGATTTCTTAGCAAATCTTTAATTATATAAATAAAAACAGCTTATACAAAAAGGTAATTCGGAGAGTTCAAATGTCCCGTGGGAAAAATTTACAAGAAATGGAGAACGCCGTAACCGCTGGTGCTAAACCCGCTGAACCCATGCAAACCATGGCAGGCGTAAGTTATGAGGATCTCGGTGGCCCAACTCCAGAAAATAGCAAACCAGATGACGATTCTAATAAATTAAAGGATCCAGCTGGTGATGGTGCTTATGCAGCCAATCTTAAATCCGTAAAAGGTTTCATGTCCAAAGTTAAAAAAGAGGAAGTGGAAACTGAGGAAGAGGTTGTTGCAGAGGATCAAACTTCTGAAGAGGAAGTGGTCGCTGAGGAAGAGACAGTAGAAGAAACTACTGCCCTGCCTGAAATCACTGATGAAGTTGACATCGATGACGATGTTAATGCACTTCTCGGTGGTCAGGAACTTTCCGAAGAGTTTAGAGAAAAAGCTAAGACAATTTTCGAGGCTGCTCTAAAATCTAAAGTTACCGAACTTAGAGAAGCCATGGATGCTCACTACGAAGCAAAGCTCGTAGAAGAGGTCGAAGGCATGAAAGATGAACTCGTCGAGCGTGTTGACTCTTACTTAGAGTACGTCGCAGATGAGTGGTTACAAGAAAACGCACTACAAGTAGAGCGTGGAATTAGAACCGAAATGACTGAATCATTCCTTGAAGGAATGCGAGGTCTTTTTGAAGAACATTATGTATCAATCCCTGAAGATAAATATGATGTCGTTGAGAGTATGGTAGACAAACTTGACGAAATGGAATCAAAACTCAATGAGCAGATCGAGAAGAATATAACTATCACTAAGAGTCTCTCCGAGGCAACTGCTGATGGTATCGTTTCTGAAGTTTCTGAAGGCTTATCAAGCACTCAGAAAGAGAAGCTCGCTTCACTTGCCGAAGGTGTTGGGTTTGAAAGTGAAGAATCTTATAAGGAAAAGCTTGAGACTTTAAAAGAGTCATATTTCAAGACTTCTCCAAAAAGAAGTGACACAGAAGTGTTAACCGAAGAAGCTGCATCTGCACCAGTAACAACTAATGCAATGTCAGCATACATACAGGCACTATCTCATGCCACTAAAAATTGAATCTCAACTTGTTAATTAATCAAACGTAAACTTATTAGGTAAAACGCAAATGTTCAATGCAGAACAATTGCAAGAGAAGTGGAAGCCACTCTTAGAACATGATGGAATTGATAACATCAAGGACAATCATAGAAAAGCGGTTACTGCTGTCTTGCTCGAGAACCAAGAAAGATTTTTAAGAGAGGAAGCATCATTCCTTTCAGAAGCCCCAACAGTAAACACACAAACTGGCGCTAACGCTGGTTTCAGTGCTGGTGCTAGTTCACCTGTTGCTGGTTTCGACCCAGTTCTAATCTCTTTGATTAGAAGATCAATGCCAAACTTGGTCGCTTACGACCTTGCTGGTGTTCAGCCAATGAATGCTCCAACTGGACTCATCTTTGCGATGAGATCACGTTATGTGGATAATCCAGATGGAAACAAGATGCTTGGATCAGAAGCATTCTTCAACGAACCAGATTCAGCATTCTCTGGACAGAACCAAGAAAATACCTACACAGATGGTATGGGTTCTGTTACAACTGGTTTAGGTACAACTGCTCAGTCAGGTACTAACCCAGGCGCTCTTAACCCTTCATCAAACGCTACTCAGGTTGCATATGATGTTGGTCAAGGTATGCGTACAGATGATGCAGAAGATCTAGGTGGTACTGATAAAGCGTTTAACGAAATGGCTTTCTCAATCGAGAAAGTTACTGTGACTGCAAAGTCAAGAGCGTTAAAAGCACAGTACAGTTTAGAACTTGCTCAAGACCTTAAGGCAATCCACGGATTGAACGCTGAGGCTGAGTTAGCAAACATTCTA